GCACCAATGTTAATATATGGAACACCGAAAGTATTATTTACTCTTATCAAACTACCCATCCTAAATGGAACTAGTGCTCCATCTACAGTTTTTGTAGTTCTTGGTTTTTGTACATCAATTACCGAGGTTCCATCTAAATTAATATCAAATCCTCGAACATACGCTGTTCCGGCAGAAACTCTAACACACATTAAATCATCATTTGGAATATTTCCTTGCTCTGTTCTGGTGCCCTCTCTAAAAAGTCCACCATCTCCAGTTTCACCATTTAAAGAATCTACTGCATCAATTTTAAATGGATTTACTGCATAATTACCAGACTCTTCAAAAGTTCTCTTAGCAAAATAATCTTTAATAATATTATAGCTTGATGTATTTTGAAGTTTTTTAATTTCTCCTTTATCAATTTTAACTAATTCAATAAAATTAGTATCATCATTATCTTGCAAAGATTTTTTTGCTAATCTAACACTTATTTTTAATCTATCTGCACCAGGCGCCGCATAATTTGTAAATCCTTTTGCATTGTCGTTAAGAGATTCCTTTTCATCTGAAGTGATTATTTCCTCTAAAACATCAAATCCAACTCTATATGATGGTTTAGTGTCATAAGGATCCAAAACAATTAATAAGTTTGGAATATCTACAAAAGTTCCTCTAATAAAATAAACACCTTGTGAAACTCCAACCGCATATCCAGTTTTAGTGGCATCATTGGATACTATCGAAAATACAGTATCTCCTGAGTTTAAAGTTGTATTTCCATAAGTAACATTTTCTTCAAGAATTAAAACCTCACCATCCTCAAACTCAACTGTTTCATTATTTGTTCCGCTGCCACGATATTTTACTGCTAATGTTATCTGATCAACACCTTCATTTGGAGGTAAAATATATCCTTTAATTGTAGCAACAATCCCTGATTTTTGACCTTTTACTAGTGTCCCCCTTCCACTATTTGCAGACGTTATCTCTTTTATATAAGTAGTTACATCAATGCCTAGATGATCATTATTAACTTTAACTGTTGTATAAGCAAAATCACAGGTTATTGAACCTGGAATCACCATAGAACCTTCTTTAAAAATATGACTACCAAAAGATTCTATTTGATTTTGTAGAATAGACTGAAGACCAGTTAGTTCTCTTGCCTGAACTGGATATCCAGGTTTAAAAAGAACTTTATAAAAATTCTCATTTTTATTAAAATCATCATAATATGGACTTACGTTGAGATTTGTCTTCTGTGGCATTGTTTAAAATTCCAGTACTATTTTAATGTCTTCTTTTTGACGTAGATTTCTACTAATTATTGGTCTATTATCGAGATAAATTATTTCTCCCGATCCTTTATTTATTTCAGGAGATGCCAACCCATTAGTAAAATTAACACCTAAATTAATTAATTTTGTTCCAGTTGGATTTGTTGTAATTCCAGAAAATCCAGAATCAATGGTTCCAGTAAATGAAGATGATGTCCCCCTAATTTGAGAAGATGTTGCTTCAAATGAATAAAATGCACCGTTTGTGCTAATACCAACATAATCTTGCTGATCATTTGTTGTTTGATTATAATATAAAGATCTATCTCTAAAGTACTTTAAAACTTTAGTTTCATTATCATATGAAGCTACATATCCAACAGCTTTTCCACCACTTGCTAAAGATTGTTCAATTTTTTCACCAACCGTTGGAGTTCCAGAAACTGATGTAGTGGTAAATTTCAATGAAAATAATCCAGTAAAAGTATTATCTGTATATATTTGTGTTGATCCAATTGATGTTGGATTTTTTACAATTGCCACCTGGGCAAAACTTGTGTCCACTGGAAAATCTTTAGTGGAGTCATCAAATCTAGCATAAACCAAAACTTTATCTGTTCCTAATTCTTTGTAAATATCATACCCATGTCCTCTAGATGGGGGAATGATAGGAACTAATTTTGCGCTAGTTCCTGTTGTATTTGAATTTAAAGATCCTAAATCAACCATGGCATAAGTATAATTTTTTCCACCAGAAACAACTATGGCATTGGTTACTTTTCCACCAGAGGTGGTTACCTTGACCCTACCACCAGTTCCATCTCCTAAAAGATTTACCTCTACACCAGAAGCTAATGCATAATTTGCACCACCTTTTTCAATATAAACTGTTTTGATTTGATTTTCATAAACAGTAGAGTCTGCAGCATCTCTAATGGGTTTAATTTGAGAATCAGAAGTTGTTCCCCAATTGTTAGGAACTGTTATGTATTCTGTTGAGTCAAATTTAATAATATCACTAGGAGAAATTGTAAATAAGTATTTCCAAACATAACCATCTCCACTATCACCTGCTCTAGAGGGTTCTAAATCTGTAAAAGTTGGTTGATCTCGGGAAACATTTCCTTTTAGATTGGTGCCACTGGATCCATTTTCTATACAAATATAAACTCTAAACTCTTCATTCATAACATAATAATTTGCATCATATAATCTAGATGCATTTGTTAATGGACTTGGGTTTACAATACTGTAATCATCACGATACATTTCATATTTTGTTCCTACCGTCCAATCTATTCTTCTAATTATTCTTCTAATATTAGATGAGGAAATTTTTTTTCCATAAAGAATGGTATCACCATTATGGTTTAAATTTGAAAAATTATCAATAGGTGCTGGAGAATTTTGATTCCAGGTCACTGTTCTACCAAAACCAACTTTTGCTGGATTAGGCAGTCCAACAGTCACATAATAAGAATTGGATGAATTATCAAATGAATCTACAAAATTACTAGCATTTAAAATTCTAAATTGATCAGTAACAATTGCTGACATCGTTAAACTTTTTTATGTATTTATATGCCATTATATTGATGGAATGGAATTATTAGAAAATTTTCTAATTCCTCCAGAGTCTCTAAGACCAAATTCTCTTCTTTGAATTTCCGGTAGAGATGATAATCCTGCATCAATAGTTAATCCAGTAACTCCAATTGAAATTGGATTTACTCTTGATGTGAAGTTAGTTATTCTTCCCCAAGAAACTTTACCGCGAGGAGATAATATAGATCCAACTGTATTGATTCCGGTAGTATTGGTATTGGTATGTATATTACAAATTATCTCACAATCTGGTCCAGTATTTGTTTTTGTTCCAACAATATAAATGTTATCCAAACAATTTGTTCCAATTCCAACAATAGATGCATTTCCACTATTAACAGAAGTTACCCCACTACCAACAACAGTTTCGTACAGAAGTTACCCCACTACCAACAACAGTTTCGTATACAAAAATTGGATATCCACTTTGTAGATCATTGGCATCTGATGCGTCGGCTCTAAAATTAATTTTTAGTGCAAGCGGATGTCCACCTACACCACTCGTTGTGCTAATTCCGGTAATAATTCCAGCAAATCCTTGAATGCCATTATCGGGAATACCATTAATATATTCAGTTTTTGCTTTTGGAATATCAATAATAACTTGTGGTGCAATTGAATATCCAAAACCAGGGTTAGTTATTGATACGGAGGAAACAATTCCACCAGAAATAATAGCTTGAGCGGTTGCTGTTGTACCAATACCAACACCAGTTCTAGGTGGAGCCGCTATTTTAATTGGTAAGTTAGATGAATATCCAAGTCCAGGGTTAGTGATTGTTATCGCTGATATTGTTCCAGCAACCGATACAGTTGCTGTAAATGCTGCGGAAACTGGATTTGTCCCTTCAACAATTCGAGCATCGATAGTAGAAATGTTTATACCATAAGAGAAATCTAAGTTTGCATTTTTAGCACCAATGATAGTGCCAGCGATTCCAGGTCTCTGAGTTGTTTCCTCCATGATAAAAAATCTTGCATCGTCTACAAATATTGCTGTGTCCGAAGAGGAAATATTTCCAATAATTTTTGCTGTTGGATAAACAAATGGCTCAAGAGAATCTCTATTTTTTGATATAAAAATTCCACCAACATACAGATCTTTTTTCTGTTTTGTCCACTCAAATGGGCGAAATATGCTATCATTAATTCCAGGACCGGTATAAGTATCTGTTTCAAGAGTATCAGATCCACTAAGTTCAGTCACAGTGCGACCTCTATCTTGATTTGAAGTTAATGCGTGTAGTGGGTGTTCATAAACTCTGACAAGGTCTCCAATCTTTATAGTCTCATTAACATTAATAACTGAAACATCAACTCCATTTTGCCCAAGATAGAAGAAAATATCAACATCATCTCCAGCATCAGGAGCTTCTGTAAATATAAAACTTGTTCCTCCATTAAATTGATAAGCAACACCTGGAGTTTGCAATACACCATTAACAAATATTATTAACACAGCATCAAGATTTATTGCACTTGAAAGTGCATTACTTGCATCTATTTCAAAACTTAAAAGTTGACCATTTAAAAATAAAGGAAATCTTGTTCGAGATCCGTCTTGAAGCAAACTTATACTATCAATAAAATTCATCTCACCAAAAGACCATGATGATATTGAATCATTAAATGTTTCAACAACTTCTAGTTCAAACTCAGTGATTGGTTTATCATATCCAATAGCAGTTACAAGTCCGATTGGTTTAAATACATCACCAACTTGGAAGGCATATCCTGGTCTTGCTATTTGGAAAGATTCAACTTGAAACAAAGATGCTCCAGCACCAACAATATAATCGTTTTGATTTACTGGTGTTCTTAAACGTCTTTGAAGTTCAGATCCTGGATTTGTATCATAAGAAATACCACTAGAGGTAGATCCAACTCCAACTCCTCCTGATGCAGGTCCAATCTTAATATTCATTAATAAGTTTATTCCTGTATTGGTTGTTGATCCAATTCCAACTCTGGAAACACCAACTACACTTAGATTTTCATAATTTGGTTCTGGTATTCTTATGTATGGATCATTATATCCATTACCCCCACTAACCACATTAAATGAAAGTGTACCACCAGCACCAACGGTTGCAGTGATAGATGCTGCAGATCCAACATGATTTGGATCGGTAACACCAATGGAAATGGTCCCCCTATACCCAGAACCATGACTTAGATCATACCAGGGGAAAACGGTGCCAAATCCAATATATGTGTGGGGAAGTGTGCTTGTTCCAACATTAGCTGTGAACGATTTCGCAGATATAATTCCAACAATATCATAAGAGTAATCTAATCCTGTTGATGGGAAGTAAGATATAATTCCAGCACTAGATGGACATGTAAATGCTAGTCCGACTAATTTAATTCTGTCTCCTCCACCAAAATTATGATTTGAATTTGTAGTTATTTCAATAATTCCTGTAATATTATTATACAAAGCTGTGCTAATTGACTGACCAGGACCGGTATGAGAAATGCCTGTGATACTGGTAATAGATCCAGATGCATTTAAATTTGCCTTAACTTTTGCACCAACTAATGGCGCATATCCTAGACCTGTTGTA